AACTGCCTCCTGAAACTTACCCTACTATTGAGCCACCGCAAACGCTACCGTTTGTTGGACTATTACCTGAACCACCAGACACAATTGTATTGCCACCTGAAATTATGTTTGAGCCACCAGACACAATGCCTGAACCACCTGCAATACTGCCAATAGATTTAATTGCAGAACTACCACCTGAACTTGTCCAAGCCCTAGAAGATGCCAGTAAAGATGTGTCTTTGACGGAAGAACAGTTTAACTTGGTTGTTGAATCTATTGCCGACCTAAAACCAGAAGAAGCAGTAGCACTGATTGAACAAATTCTAGATACGGCAGTCACCGTAGAGCAGGCAACAGAGTTGGCTAGTAGCCCAGAGGTGCTTGCTGTTGTTACCTCGGAACAAGCCGAAGAAATCTTTGAAACCTTAGATGTAACCGAATTAGATAACACGCAACTGGATGCTTTGGTTGAAGCGGTCCAGTCCGCCCCCGTGAGCGTGCGTAAGGCGTTTGAAAAGACCATAAACATCTTTGATGATGGTTTAGGTGATTATGTACCTACAGGGTCCAATGTCCCCGTAGATAGCCGTAGGACGCTTATAGCGGTGGCTGCTGGGGCTGCCACCGTTGCTGCAGGTCAACGAAGGAACAAATAGGTTAAAGTGTATGAAGAAGATTATAACCGAAATCCATGCTTTGACTTGGACATTGGCTGGAACTGGTATGGTTCTAATTACCTTGTCGGGTTCAACTAGGACTTTGGGTATACAGATAACATTGGTAGCCATCATGGTTCACATGCTTGGCGTACTCCTAGGAGATAAAAAATGAATAACCGTAATCAGTCAGTTGACCAAACCGCCAAAGGCGGAGTTCTCGGTATTGTAGTTTATTTGTGTGTAAAATATAATGTTGATGCTGCTTTGACTGCTATGGCTATGCCATTGGTCGCTGCAGGACTGTCATGGGCTTCTACTAAAATTGGTGACCCGACTGTTGCATCGTTTATCGGTTCCAAAACTTCTCAGGGGAAGCCGTTGACTGTTAAAAAGGCTAAGAAAAAGGCTGCTCCGAAGGTCGCAGTCAAGTAATGGCTAAGAAGAAGTCACCTATAGATTTTGGTGACAACCGTGTTTGGTTGGGCGATAACGAATCTAAGCGTAAGGCTAATAGCGTTCTAGAGAAAATGGGTATGCCTTCTGATTATAAATTGCAGTATATTGCTGAAAAAGATATGCAGGGTCAAGCCAAAAAATATCTTAAAGGTAAAAAGAAGAAGTAATCTTTGAAATTGTTTATAACACCATTCAAACCCTGCAAACACCTGAAGGGCAAGAAGCCTAGTCAGGTGACCCCTGTCATGTTGCGCAAAGTAGTTAAGGGTGGCTCACTAGAGTTGTGTGCTGCTGACGCTTGGGAGGCTATGGAGGCTGCCGCCAAACTTGATGGTATCAATTTGGCTCCGTCCAGTGTCGGGGACATGTTTCGCAGTATTGCCCAGCAGAAGGCTGGGTTTATGCAACGCTATCAGACAGATGAAATTGTTAATGCGTCTACACGGACCTATAATGGTGTTAAGTATTATTTAAAACCTAAAAATGCGCCTTTGGCTGCACCAAACGATGATGCTAAAACATGTTCTAAACACATGTTGGGTGTTGCTGTTGATGTTGCAGGTTCCAATGGTGAGCGTTTAGAATGGATGTTTAATAATGTTGCTAAATTTGGTTGGTCTTGGGAAGTTGTACCCGATGAACCTTGGCATCTTCGTTATGTTGCTGGGGATAATATTCCTGAAGCAGTAACAGCATGGTTGCAAACTAAGTAATATATTGTCTATGGACGGCTGATGTTGTCTGGAATAGAGTTATATGAAGAAACTTTTGATAGTCGCTATTTTGTGTTATTCTTTGTTGGGTGGGACTGTTGTCCACGCTAAGAAGCCGATGAATTTGCGGTGTGATAATCGTGAACACATTATTCGGTTGGTTTCCGAGGACCGCAAGATGATGTTGCAGGTTGATTACATTATGCACCGTGAATCACGGTGCAGACAACTGGCTTTCAACCCGAAGGACCCTAATGGTGGGTCTTACGGGTTGTTTCAAATCAACGGATACTGGTGCCAGCCATCAAAGTATTCTAAGTTGGGTTGGTTGCAGGAAAAGAAGGTTTTAAAAACTTGTGCCGATTTATGGGACCCAATTATAAACGCTAAAGCGTTTATGGTTATGTATGATTATGCGGGTTGGCAGCCTTGGGGTGGTGAACCTTGGATTTAAATGTTTTGTTAAACGAAAAAGAGTGGCGTTTATGTCGTGGACCCGAAAACGCCACCATAGATGAACAGTTGGCTGCGTTCCAATACTTTTGTTCTACCTATTGGTCTATTAAACATCCTGAGAAGGGTCGTATTCAGTTTGAGTTGCGTGAAGCGCAAATGGAAACTATGCGTGCGTGGATGACCGAACGCTACAGTATTGTTCTGAAGGCTCGTCAGATTGGGTTTTCTACTTTGGCTAGCGCATACTCGTTTTGGCTAGTGTTTTTTCGTCCAGACCGTTTTGTTGTCATGTTGTCCCGTACTGAGCGTGAGTCTGTGAAGTTGTTGGCTAAAAGTAAGTATGGTTTTAAATTTATTCCGCAGTGGATGAAAGAGCGTGGACCGCAACAGACAACTGACCATCAACTTAAAATGATGTTTGATAACGAGTCTGCTATTGAGTCATTACCTTCTGGTAATGACCCTGCTCGTGGAGAATCTGTGTATCTAGTTATTGTGGACGAGTGGGCGTTCTTACCGAACCCTGAGGAAGCGTGGGCATCTATTGAACCGATTGCGGATGTGGGTGGTCGTGTTATTGGTTTGTCCACCGCTAATGGTAGTGGCAACTTTTTTCATCAGTTATGGGTTGGCTCGCAGACTGGCACCAACCAATTTAAAGGAATCTTTTTCCCTTGGGACGCTGATGGTGAACGCAACGAGGACTGGTATACAGCAAAAGCGAGAAACATGCAGTCTTGGCAAATGCACCAAGAATATCCACGCTTCCCTGAAGAAGCGTTCATCAAATCAGGAAACCCCGTATTTGACATAGATATGTTGAACCTGTTGGAAACAATTGAACCCGACCAAGGATATTTTCATTTGTTTGCTGATGGCAATGGCGAGTTTCGCCATGCCCCAGAAGGAAACCTGTCGGTTTGGTTGTATCCAGAACTAGATAGCGTTTATACGATTGGTGCCGATGTTGCTGAAGGTTTATCTCATGGTGATTATAGTTCAGCACACATAATTGATGCGTCTACTGGTCAGGTGGCTGCGCATTGGCATGGACACATTGAACCAGACCTATTTGGGGAACTGTTGGCTGAACTAGGTTGGTGGTACAACAACTGTTTGATTGGTATTGAATCCAATAATCATGGTTTAACCACCCTCAAGGCTGCACAGAAGCATGGTTATAAGAATCTTTATAAACAACGCCGTTTAACTTCTGTCCGTGCTGACACTACGGATGTGTTGGGTTGGCGTACCACGACAACTAGTAAACCTTTGGCTATTGATGAACTGAGTGCTATTTTGCGTGATGATGGTTTGCAATTGGTTTGTATGAAAACAATTGCAGAACTAAAAACTTATGTTCGGAAAGAGAATGGGCGGACTACTGGCAGCCCGCACGATGACCGTACTATTAGTTTGGCTATTGCGGTGCAGATGCTCAAATATGTTTGGCTACCAGAATATAGGGGTGATGTTTCTGTGCCTAAAAATAGTTTGTTATGGTGGGAACAACACCTTTTTAGTCAAACAAATGAGAATAAAGTGTTTATAGGTTCACATAATGTTCGGAAACGGGTCCCTTTTTAGTTTTTGGGAACGGAACTGTTACTATTATGATGTTTAATTGCGAAAAATGTGAGAAAACCTTTGCTGCTGATGAACTCCCCCGTAGAGGTGAGATATGTTTTGCATGCCATGTTAAGGATGTTCGCCTAGGTTTTACTTGGGGTCAGGATGATTGGCATAATCAGCCGAGTGTAAAGTTTCGTGAAAAGCAACAGGTTGAGGAAGCCAAGGCTGCGGGCTTGACTATTGAGCGAGTATAAACTATGGCTGAAATATGGGTTCCTGTTTTGGTTGCTTTGATTACGGGACCTGTAGTGGTCGTTTTGCAGAAACTTAGGAAA